AAAAGGACAATACCAGTGTCTTCATTATATCGTAACGCAGTAACAGTAAAGTTATATTCTTTTGTAACTGCTGGCTGATAAGGAATAATACCTGCTATTTCTCCAGTAGCAGGATCTAAATCAAGTCCAGGCGGCAGTTCACTTGCACTTTCAGCTTTTACTACTGTAAATTCGTCAGTAGTGATCGGGTCTGGTAAAAATTGTTCATTAAGACTGTCTGGTCCACGTTTGCTTACAGGAAAATATGGAAGTATCCCACTAAGTTCATAGTAGCCTTCGGTAATTTCGCCTGTTGCAGTTAGTTTATACTGCCCTGGATTGCGCTGTTTCTTTTGATATACTAACGCACCACTAATATCGGGCTGTGCTACTGTTTCTAAGAATACAGTTGTATAGTTGTTTGCTCTACGTTTTCCTAAATCGCTTGGTGTTACCCATATTGGAATTCTTTCAAAGGTAATATCAGCAGTAAACACACCAGTGCTAACTTCCATAAGTGTATTGTCTGCTCTTGTAAAATCATCACCTACAACATATATTGTAAATTGTCGTGAGTTTATTGCAGTGCCGTCTGTTACAGTTACAACAAAAGTGTAACGTCTGTTAAGTTTGCGTGGCGGCTGCACTAAGTCAATGTTTGTTAAATCTACATCGCCGTAGTAGTAACTTTCAATTCTGTCATCTGCAGATGCGCCCCAGTCAAAAACGTTTGATCCGTATCTGCCTGCATCGTATCCTAATTTAATTTCATTAATATCTAATGCACGTAACGGATCAACTATACCCGAAATACGTCCAGCACTGTTCATTGATAATCCTGGAGGTAGTGTATTCTGTCCTGAGGTGCTGCCGTCACCTAATATGTATTCAAGTGTTTCGCCTGCTGCTACATCTAAATCAATTGCTTCAAGTTGAAAATCAATTGGTGAACTGTCTAGTATAAAATAAACACCATTAGGACCAACAGGCAAGTCGCCTTCGGCTGTTACCCAAACTGGCTCGTCATATCCATCTACAGTTAATTTTAGTGTACGGTCAGCAATTTTAGTATCGCCTGTAGCACGTATACAAAACGCACTTGTTTGAATACTTTTTACATTGTATGGAGTTCCAACTATTTGATTATTTTCTATTCTTAATCCGGCGGGCAATGCACCACTAATAACTTTTGAAGTTATACCAGTTGTATCCACAAGAGGTAAGTCAATAGCAATAGTTTGTCGTTCTTGTAATGTACCTAGGCTACTGCCGTTGATTACGTTCCACTGTGGCTCAGCCATATGACCCCCTTAAATACTTCCGCCGTCAATTCCACCTGACGCTGGACTTGTAATAGTTCCTAAATCTACAATTTGATTTCCTAAAAACCATTGTAGTTGCCCTTCGTATGTAGCAGTAATTGAACCAATATCCCAAGTTAAAAATCTGCCTAAATTTTCTTGGTATGGCACAGAGTTAACACCAGTAGTTCTAATATTAGTTGGTGCAAGTGTGCCAATTGTTCCAGTACCACTTACAGTAAGTGTTGCTGTTAATGCACTAGTTGAACTTAAATTGTTTACACCTGTAATATTTTGACTGTTAGCATCTAAACTTGCGCCAAGTGTTGGACTAGTATCTTGCTCAAGTGCAGCATCGATAATAATTTGAGGGTTTGGACTAGCATTAGCATCTGCTCTAGTTTCAACTCCATCACCGCCGTAGATTGCCCAACTACTTCCGTTTCCTAATAGTATACTGCCTATATCACTAATCACAGCACTTTGTTGTACAGGATCGCTTCCGTCAATGACAATAGTGTTGTCTAGTTGTGTTAGGTTAATGTTACTGCCGCCAATTAGATTTCTAAATCTTAAACTATTGGCTACTTTATCTTTGTAAACACTACTTCCTGAAGCGCCAAGACTTAATCCATCGGTTGCCTGCACTGCTTCAAGGTCTGCAAAATTGTTGTTTACCTTAATAAATGCTTCTCGGAGATCGTCGCCCGTTCCGTCGTTTGCTGCATTACCTATGTTAATTGTTTGTACTGCCATCTAAATCCCCTCTTTAATTTGTTGCAATTTCTAGCCAAGTGTTATTTAAAAATACCATTAGTGCTTGGCTGCCATCGCCAATTGGATCCCAGTTGAGGCCATCTGCTATTGCTATCATTCCTATAAAGGTATCATCTGCATTCGGTGTTCCGCCGATAGGTGGAATAAATGTAGCCCAACCACCGGTAACAATCCCATTGCCTGCTTGATTTACAAAATCTCTAGCAGAAAGATATATTTGGTGATATCCGTGTGTAGTATTGTACATATATGTACCTTCTGACGGGCTACTTGGTCTTTGTGCATCTGTGCCGCCTCCAAGCTGTGCAAGTTCTACGTAACGTGTACGAATACGCAATCCAGTGGCTGCTTCAAGTGTGAGTGTTCCTGATGCATTGTTGTTGTCAATTTGTAAATTAGATGCAGTTGATACAATTCCACCTACGCTGACATTTCCGCTAAAATAACCATCTAAAAACGGATTAGTAGTATCGCCTATGTTAACATTTGTTCCTGCTTCCAATGATGCATTTACAACAATAGTATTTCCTGAATCTAATGTTAAATTACCAGTACCGCCAATGGTCATAACGTTACCACCTTGGGTGTCAATACTAAATGCATTAGTGTGTGCAAAATCAAGTCCGCCGGTGTTGAGTTGTAAATCAGTAGCAACAATTTGTCCAGTACTTGTTAATGCGCCAGTGCCGAGTGATTGTGTTGTAGTAGATCCTTGTGTAAGAACATCGTCAAGTGTTTGAGTCTCAGAAGTTAAAAATCCTAGCGAGTTAGTTGCACCATCATATGGTGTATATCCAATTGCTGTCACAACTTCACTTGCATTGATGTAGGCATTTGGGTTTGTAGCACCGTTATATGGAGTATAGCCTAATGCAGTTGTTACATCTGCTTCGGCGATACCTGTAATAAAGCTATCAGGATTAGTAGCATCATAAGGGGTGTAACCTAATGTATCTGTAATACCAACTGCGCTGTTAATAAATCCATCTGGGTTAGTAGCATTGTAAGGAGTAAACCCTAGTGCGCCAGTAATTTGAGTGCCAGTTAACCCATCTAAAATACTTGCAGTTGTAATAGTAGTTAAATTTTCTTCGGTAGCATTTACAACTACTAATTGATCTGCTCTTCCATCAAATGTAAAGCCATCACTTAAACTTTCAAATGTACCGCCTGCTAACAAGCCACCGTTGTCTGTAAGATCAGCAAGGTCTGTTGGAATCAATCCATCAGTGTCGCCAAGTTGATTAAGGTCAATTGGAATAAATGGTTTGTTAATTAAATCATTATAGTCGCCAGTAAATCCGCCACCTAATAATCCATCTGTATCAGCTAACTGATTAACGTCTACCGGAATAGTTGGAGCATCTAATAGATTATTAAAACTAACTTGTTCTAGTAATGGTAATCCTCCAACAGTATAAGTAAGTGCTTCTACAGTTCCGCTGACAGTTGCATTAGTTGCTAATATTAAAGGAGATGTTATTGTGCCACCTGCTGTAATACCGCCTGTTGTGCTTAGTGAGGATAACCCAGTTAAGTTATTGCCAGTAAGATCTAAATCATCACCGACTGGCAGTTCTCTCAACTGGTTGTTTGTTTCATCTAATATTAGTGGAAATCTACTTGCCATTCTCGTATCCTTGTATTGTTATACATATTTATCGCATTAATTATAATGCTGCTATTCGCGCTTGGAAGTCTGCAAAATCTGTTGCTGCTGCTACTTCTGTCTTGAGTGTTGCTAAACTAATAAAAGTTGTATCTGCTGTATATAGCTCATCGAAGTTATCATTGATTTTATCAAATGCTGTGCGTAGTGGATCACCATCACCTTTGTTTACTGATGATCCAATGTTTATTGTTTGTTTAGCCATTATACTCTCCCTACCACAACTTCAACAATGCCGTAGCCGTCGTCCTCTTTGGTACCAACTGCTTTGCCAAGTACTTGTCCAACGCCCGGAGTGTTATTAACAATAGCATATCCTTCTTTTGCTGCTGTTACCAACATATCGCCTTTTTCTACTTTTCCTAATACTTTACACGGAACTCTACCTTGTAGTGCTACACCAACTACTGTGTCGCCTTCAAGTGCGCTGTTCATCAAGTGTGCAGGATTAGTTGTTACAACACCAGCAATTCTATGATCAGATTTTGTATTAGTTGTAGTAACTTCGGCTTCACCACCGAATACTAATACAGTACCTGGCTCGTATGCACTATCACCTACATAGTTTTCTGCTAAGTCGGCATATAGTGCTTCGGTAGCAGTACCATTAAATGTTTGTGCATATACTGTATTGAATCTATCTGAGCTTGTACCAACAGTACTTCCGTTGTCAGTTCCACTACCGTTGCCAGCGCCTCTATATCCGCCTGGAGCAGTTACAGTTTTTGATGCTGCTAGTGTTAAGTCACCACCGCCTGCAATATCGCCACCAATTGTTAGTTTGTTTGTACTTGGATTATATGCTACACCGCCGTCAGTATAGATTGTCTCGTTTGTAGCACTACCATTATTGTCAGTTACAAATGTAAGATAATGTGTTGCATTATTATTTCTACTTTGTGTTTTGACTGTATCAGCACTATCAGCGTTACCGGTTAGTTCCCCTGTACTAACATCTAATATTAGTGTAGCACCGTTGTAAACATCGCCATTAAGATCGGCTGCAATTTTATTTGGTAAACTAATTGTGTAAGTTGGCGAACCTGCAACTGGTGTAGAGTCAGCAATACTTACACTTATTTCATTTGCAGTACCTTGGATAGTAACTGAGTTACCTAATGCAGTAGCCACAGTTGTCGATGCGTCTCCAAACGTAATTGAACTGTTGCTTAGTTTTGCGTTTGTAATACTGCCAGCTAGTTGTGCATTGCTTACGCCAAGTGCTTTAATACTGGCAAAGCCAGTTGTAACATCAAAGTCGGCACTGTTGAATCCTACAATACCTTCAACTGCTGCTGTTGCATTTGCTGCTGCTGTTGACAAACTTAAATTGAGTTTACTCTGTGCAATAGCTGCATTTGCATTTACGTCTGCGTTTACAATAGCACCTGCGGTAATCTGACCTTCTAGATTGCCACTTGTTCCATCTAGTGATATAGTAAAATCACTGTTGGCAACGTCTGTATCAAACACTGCATCAATCCAATTAGATTCTGACTGATCATATACTAAGAAAGAAGCGTCTGCTGGAGTTGTAATATCAGTATCTTCAAGTTCAGCTAGTGTATCGTATGCTGCATCACCTGCGTCTACATATGCCTTTGTTGCTGCGTCACTTCCACTAGTTGGTGTAGCAAGGTCGTTAATTTGCTGTCCGCCCATGCGTAGATCGCCTGCCATTGCTACTGCACCTGATAATGCTAGGAACCCGCCAGTTGATTGTGGTATAATTTCTGCACCAGCTAGTACTGTACCGTTGCGATCCATTCCTAAACGTCTGTCAATATAACCTTCAACTGCTGTTTCAACTGGTACCGAGTCTGCTGTAGCATTTGTAAATGTACTGTCTGCACTAAATTCGTTTACACGTACACCACGTTTAAAGCCAATACCATCAATGTTTGTTAGAACAAGTGCAGCATTAAATGTAATTCTACCTGTACCTTGGTCAACTGTAAAGAATCTACCTACACGGAAGAAACCGTCTTGGTCTGTACTTGCAAAGAAACAACGTCCTCTACTACGTTCTTGTACCTGTGCTTTACTTGCAAATCCTTCACTATCTAAACTTTCTTCATCAGTAACTGGCTCAATCTTTGGACCACCAAAGATTCTATCAGGATAGTTACTACTATTGTATCCACCTGTACCAATATCTAAGAAATCATGTGATGTAGCTCTACATGTACTAATATTAACTGTGATGTTACCAGTCTCAGCTGACTGTAAGCCTGCTTGTAGTGTGATGTTATTACCTGCTGCACTACTTGCTCTAGCTGCTAGTCCTGCTCCGGCATATGTATCACTAATATTGTATTTGTCAGAGAAACTAATAATACCAAACTGTGTACCTGTGCCGCTATCTGTTACAACTTGATAGTTAGTAATAATATGTGTTTTACCTTGCCATGCAAATATCATATCAATATCGCTTGAGTTCAATCGAGCTTGATCATTTGCAGTTAAAATTGTACTTACTGCAATGTGAGTATCACCTTGCGTATTACCTAGTGTTGTACCACCGCTTAAACTATAAGTAGCTGGTGCCTGTGCAGCAAATGTATTGCTTACAACTAGATCAATATAATCAAAGTTATCATCAATTGTAATTCTAGTCTGTGCTCCTACTACTGGTATACCACCAGTAATAGTATTTTCAAATGCTAGTGTTCTGTAGGTTACAGTTTCTTGTTCGTTAAATATAAGTGCTGTACTTGGTCTTGTTACAACATTACTATCAAGTCCGTTTACAAATACGTTTTGTTGGCTTGTTAGTACAGCGTTTGTGGCATGTGCAACGTTAAACTGTAGACCAGTTGTTTCTGTAACAGCACCTCCGCCTGTTCCACTAGTAAATTCAAGTCTCCATACTTTGCTGCCAAGTAGTCCTACGGAACCAATATCGTCTGTGAGTGTACCATCTACATAATCACTTGGAATAGTTAATCCAGTATCACTTACGTTGATAACTTCGTATGGCTGGAATGTATCTTGGCTGTCATCATGGTGAATTTCAAGTTGCGATGCGTTTAAAGGATAGTTTGTAGTATCGTAAACAAACGCACGTTGTACGCCTTTTACAGCACCAAAGTCTCTATTGGTAATACTTACTGGTGCACCTAAACTTACATATGCTGTGCCTGAACCAGAACCTGTACCTGTTGCTGTAAATGCTAGACCAACTGTGTTACTTGCTGCACCAATAGTAGTCCAGTCTGTTGTTCCAATACTTCCAATTACATATGCTGTTCCGTTGTTTGTAGCACTTGCGTTTACTACACTATCAATTGCTATTGGATCTGTGTCGTTTACTGCAAAGTCGTATCGTGTTGTAGCAGTAATATGTCTGTTTACACTTAGAATACTGTTTGTAGCATTGTCGTCATTAAAGATAACAGTTGCCTTTGCAATATTTCCTGTTACAGTATCGTATTGCCTAATTACTGCGTTACGTGCTGGTGTAGCACTGTTGCCAGTAATTTCAATTTCTTGATCAACTGAGAATATTTTAACAGGCTGTGCTAAGTCTTGTGCAAGTGAAATAGTTTTTGCAACTTCATCTGGATCACTGCCTTCTGCAACCAGTCCGTAGTTACCATAACTGTTGTTACCTGTAAGCGAACGTATCTGGGCACCATTTAATGATAGGTAGCCTGTGTGCGCATAGTATGTAAACACACTAACAAGTTCTGAAAGTCCGTTGTTTGTAACAACTACACCATAACCTAAATCGTTGACTTGTGTAAAGTCGTTTGCCAACATACTTTTGTTACCAGCACCTTGTAAAACAATATCAATTGGTCCACCTGCTGAGTCAATGTCGTCGTCTAATCCAGCGCCGCCATTTGCTGCACTATCTAGTACAAGTGTTGCAGTAGCTTTACCACTACCATTATCTGCAACATAGTCAACAATAGCGTTAACTTGATAACGTCTGCCAAACTCAAAGAAACTACAAGGAAGATTAGGTTTACGTTGTCCTAAAATACTTGTAGTTGGTGCTTCAATTTGAATACGGAAAGGATCGCTGTTGCCGCCTTGGATAACTGTAGCTGGCATGTTGTAGCAATAACCGTCAATAAATATACCGCCTGCAAAGGTTTTAGCATTAATACTTCTACTAAATGAAGATCCTGTTTGTACATATGGCGAACGTGTAAAGATAGCACCTTCTGGATCTAGCACCATCATAAAGCCACCTTGTCGCTGTGCTGTAATATTTCTAATAATAGTGTTATCGTTACACAGGAACATGTCCATTTCGTTGTTGTCTTTAGCAGGATTATAACCTGCGTCAAACGCAAAAGATACAAAACTTACTAGAGCAGTTGCATTTGTATTTGCATTTGTTTCAGCTGTTAAGTTAGTATTTACAACTTGTCCGGTAACACCACCTGCGCCTGCGTATGCCGTTTGTGCTAGTACACTTGTAATAATTGTTGCAATATTGTTGATTGCTGCGGCTGTTTCAGTCTCTTGTCCTGGAACAACATTTGCAGCATATGACTTTTGGTTAATACCACTTTGTATTCTACCGCCTGTGCGTAAATCAGCTTCAATACCGTCTACAATATAACCTGTATCTCTACGACATTTTGCTTCATCATATACTAATGACGGATAGGTTGCTGTAATAAAACTAATAGTTCTATCAATAATAAATTGTCTGTTTAGACTTATCAAGTCTGCTGCTTCGTTAAACTTGCCTGGGTTAGTAGAACCAAAATTACTTATGTTTATGTCTACTGCTGGATTTGTTAAGTAGTGTCTGCCATAGTATCCGTCTGTGTCGCCTGTAAGATCGTTTACGTATGCTTCGCCGCCAGTTGCAGTAGTATTGCCATCGATTGTAGCATCTCTATAAAAGAATGTATTGGCTGCTGAACTTAAACTCATACCTGGTGCTGGACGTACAAGACAACGTCTAAATTCGTCACCTTTGATACTTACGTTGGCAGGTAATCTAATCGGCAACTGTTCTTCGTATGTGCCTGATTCAATACGTATACTAATCTGTTGTTTCTTAACAAATGCACCGTATTCAATTTCTTCTTCATCGATAAAATCAATCGGTAGTAGTAGTTTAACATCAATAGTATCGTATATCGGTGTACCAACTGTATCAACACCTCTGCTATATTCTTGTACAATACCAACAGCACCACTTTTCTTACCTCTAATAATTTTACCAGGAAAGATATCAATGTTTGGCTCGTCTTCAGTTGGATCGCCTGCTTGTGTTAAAAATTTGTTATTACCACTACTAACATATACTTTATAATTGTTACTAGCTTCTACTAGTGTTGGATCAGCACTACTAGTATCGATGGTATCTAAAACATCATCAAATCTAGCAGTTGTTGCTAGATACCATTGATCGGTAGCAAATCCGCTGCCAAGTGCAGTTGCAATAAATCCTAGTGCAGTAGTTTTAGCAAAACCAATTGCTGCGACAGTTTCAGTATATTGTCCGCCGCCTGCTTGAGATATTGCAACTTCGCCACTAGCATTACTAAAGTAACGTAGTCCTGCATATCTACTTAAATAATTGTGTTTCACAGTTAGTGTACTTGCAAGAATATCTTTTCCAATACTATCTAGTATCAACCCTAAATCTCTTCTACATACTGCTTCACTGTAAACAAATGTAGGATATGTTGTTGCAATAAATGCAATAGTTTGATCAATAATTGCTTGTTTATTAGTATTGATTGCTGTTACTGTAGTAGTAGCTGCAACTGCTGGCGCTGTATAACCGTTACTCGAATAGTTTGTAACTTTACCATTGTTTAGACCAGTACCATCGGTATATGTTAGTGTTTGTACATAAGGACCAATATCAATATCTGCTGCTTCTTGTAATCTTTCAGCTCGTAAACATGCTCCAGCAATTGTTTTATAAGCATATTTCTCGCTACGTCCAGCCAAGCCCGGAGGTGTTTCAAGTTGTAAATCATCACCGTTGATGTTTACATAAATGTTTTCACTTCTGCTGTACTGTTGTGCATCAACATAATATTTTGTTGCTGCCTGTAAATCATCTGCACCTTGTGGAGTTCCTGCTCCTGCAAATGGCTGTGGATGATCGTGCAATGTCAACGCACCTGTCATGGTGTCGCCTTCACGTCTAGTTATGCTTTTACGTGGAAGTATAGCATCGCCAGTCCAGAACCCATCAAGGCCTCCGTCACTGTCATCGTATGTTGGATCTTTTAAAGTTTGCGTACCTGTGCCGCCGCTTGCAATAATTTGATTGGTGTTATCTAGTGCATCTTGTGCAGTCGGGTGTAGAGTTACTTGATTTGCAGTGTTACGTCTAGCATAGTATGTTCCAGCACTTGTTAAGCCTGTAGCGTCTGCACCGGTTGAATCGTACAACCAAGCACTACCTGTGACTGCTTCTGTAAAGCCATGCGATACAATGTTAGCAGCACCGGCACTGAAACTTGCAATAGTTTTTGTATAATCACTAGCATCAGTTGGCTCGTCTGCTACACGAGGGCCCATACCAGGTGTATTTTTCTCAATATACTTTCTATTAGTTAATCCAATACTCGGAATAATGTTTTCGTCAGACACATCTGGTTCATGAACTGTATTCCAATTTGTAAGTAAAGTACCTCTTTCGAGATCTGACATAATTTTAGGATTGGTAGTAGCACTATAAGCAACAACAGCACCCATTTTTAAAGGATTTGAAATAGTAGGCTTTGGATCTGTTTCAAGGTTTACGTTAATAACTTTAACTTTTAATTGATTGCCTTCAACACTAAAAGCAACAGTGTTGTCTTCATCGTTTGGATCAGCATTTCCGGCATCACTTACTAGTTCAAAAAAGTCAACACCTGTGCCTGCTTGATTTACTAAGAGCACTTTTCCTTCGTTGCCTACAGTACTGTTTGGAGTATCGTTGAGTGTGGTAAACGAAATTTGCCCACCTAAACCAAAAACAGCGTATAGTTCGTTGAAGTTTTCGTTTACCTTCTTAAAACTTTCACGGATACTATCACCAGTACCGTCATTGCCCTCTACGCCAATATCAACTTGTTGTTTTGCCATTTACCTTATCCTTTAAAATTGTGGTACTAAATTATCCATATCGAAATTGACGCTTACGCCACATCCGCATGAACTCTGTGCATTTGGATTGTTTATTTCAAAGTTAGCACCTACCAAACTTTTTACATAATCCACTTCGGTTCCTATTAGAAACATTAAACTGTGAGCGCCTACTACAAACGCACATCCATTTGTTGTTTTTACAACTTCGTCATCCT